TGTTAGTTTTATATCCTGCGGATCTTACAATATCGTCAATAGAACGACCATTAGATGCAATATTTTTGCTTTCTGCATCATGTGGTAAGTGAATAGTGTCGTAAACATAGCCTAATTTTTGCAGTTCTTGCAAATAATGGCTCATAGTTTTTTGCGTATCTTGCAAATAATTGATTAATCTTGTTTCCATGCCTATGAATTGAACAAACCAAATAGCTGTATGATCTGCCCAACCTAAATCAAATACTGCATGAACAGGCTTGGTAGCGTCATAAGGCACTCGTGTAATTCTGCCTTGTAACTCTGCCATATTCATTTCATTAGCAAATATTGCGCCATCTACAGTTAATCTGCATAGGCCTTCCCAAACATTATTGTAAGCAGATAGATCACGATTCTTTAATGCGTCTTTTTCTAGCCTTAATGTTTCAGGAAACCATGGGTTATCTTGCCAATTAATCTTTTGAACGATTGAGTCTTGCGGTGGATTAACCACAAATCTTTGGTAAGTTTCGTCTGATTCTAATTCAGGGTTAAAGCTTATCCATATTTCAGAGTTTTCTTTACGAATGGTCGGTATTAATACATTCCAGCTAGTTTTTGATACTGTTTGCGCTTCCTCTACCCAGCAAATATCTATACCTTCGTATGACTTAACATTGGCTACATTATTTTTAAGGCCCACAAAGGCAAACTCTGTGCCATTTAGCCCACGAATAGTTGCTTGTGTTATCTCATAAAAGCCATTTAATCCCATTTCATTGATTTGATCGGATAATAGCTTATGCACAGAATCCTTCATGGAAGTCATAAACTCCCTAGCGCATAAGAATCTTAATGGCTTTTTAGCGCCTTGAATGAGTAATGCTCTCGCAATACCCCAAGACTTTGCACCGCCTCGGCCACCATACAAGACTTTATATCTCGCTTTGTCAAATAGAACGGATAGTTTATAGGGAAATTGAACGTCAGCTAGGGCGCTCTTTAATTGCTCATCATTCACTTGGTTTTACAAATGTAACTTGTATGCCTTCTAATGGTGTTCCGTCAATATTGCCAAATTTAGTCGTATTGGTTTCACCCCAACCCATTTGGGCTTTAGTCCACCATATTGCAGCAGTCGTGTCACCTGATATGGCTTTATTGTATAAAGATTTAGCCACGTTAGCAGACGCAGTTGCTTTTCCCACAGCTAATTCTTTCTCGTAATGCTTACGCAAGGTGACATCAGATATGCCTAACAATGCAGCTATTTGCAGTTGAGGCAATCCTAGCCCTGAAGCGCTTAATACTTGCTCTTTTGTCTTATCAGTAGGAACGTGTTCTAGCATCTTTTTATTAGCGTAAAGTGTTTAAAATAATGTCTTTTTAATCAAGATGTTACTATCTTTGTCATCATGAAATGGTTGTTTAACCATTTTTGCCACAGGCTATTTTTCAGTATGAGCATACTCATCTTCTATCTTTCTAAATTTAGCAATAGTAGTTTTTAGTTGTTCACATTGTTCCTCTAATTCCTCAACTCGCTTTTGATAATACTCAATATCATTTAGCATTTGTTTAATTTCTGCATCACCAATTTCATCTTCAGGTTCATAAATAATACCAAGTTCATCCCCACATTTTTTACATATCATTACCCAATCTTTTTCTTTAGAAGGCTGTTTGGGGTGGGTGTAGAGTTTTACATAGTCCATTCCCAATGTTTCTTCTCCTGATTTTAATGGGTCAAACTCCCAAATAGAACCGTCTTTATGTATCCACGCCCACCCTACATGACGAGGCTCTTGCGCTGGTTGTTCTAGTGCTTCTTTGCAAACATGATATGTTTTAGTAAGTTTTTTACTTGCTTCAGAAAATTGCTTATCTTCAAAATAATATTTTTCTAATAAATTTAATTCACTAAATTCTTTAATGGCTTTAATAGCCATCTTTAATGCTTCATCCTTTTTATCCATCACGCTTTCTCCTTAACTACTTCCTACCATAACAGAATAATCTTTTATACTAGTTGGAATTATTGATATATGGTTCTGCTAAAGTAACTTCTGCAGGAGTTTCTGCAGCTTGTGCTTGCGCTTGTGGAATACCTTGTGTTTTAACTTTATTGACTACAGGTTCAGCAAACTCCATAGGTAGTTTATAAAGACCTGCTAATACTAATTCTACTTCTTTGATTTCAAGTTCCAACTTAATGGCCATGATTTTCTCCTTGGTTAGTTATATATCACTTTTTTTGATTTAATTATAATAATTTTGTTGATTTCTCTCATTTTCATACCATTTAATTTGATGTTTTAATCCTGCACCAAAAGATAATGATATTCCTTGCCTAAACCATATATCTTTAGATATGTCATATATTTTACCTACACAAATATAAAAACTCATTGGATAAGGCCATTTTATATAAATAAGAAATCTCACTTTTTCTTCTTTTGTGCTTCTCTTTTTACTGAATATCCAATGGCAACTGCTTGTTTAATTGGTTTTCCAGCCTTAATTTCTTCTTTAATATTTGCTTGTAATGCTTTTTTGCTTGTTGATTTCTTTAACGGCATATATTTTACTCCTTAATTGTTAATTAAACCAATCTATTGCTGTTTGTCCATTAAAACCTTTTTCCCAAACAAACCAAGCATAAGATACGGCAGAATCTTTTTGTTTATCAAATTCACCATTTATTGCACAAATTAACCTGCTACTACTTACATAAATAATTTTAGGTGGATTTCCCTTAAATATTTTTTTTCTAGCCTTACCTTCTAAATATCTTATTGGTAAAAACAAAGCTAATTTTTTACCTTTTTGCATAATTGATAAAGACCTAACAATAAAATCATTTGCATATTTATACGGAGGATTAGTAATAATATTCATTTCTGTTTGTTGATTGTTTTCTATGGAAAGAAAATCTTTAATTTCGCCATAACCCCTATCAACTAAATCAGAACTATAAACATCATACCCCAATCTTTTCATTTCTTCAGAAAGACTACCTTCACCACAAGCACATTCCCAAATTTTTCCTTCAAATTTTTCTATTTCAAGAAATAATCTAACAGCTTTTGGCTCTGTTGCATAATAATCATGTTTTTCTCTTTCATGATTTGAATGATTACTTGCCCCTAATGTTTTTGAATAAGAAACACTATTACCTGTCCAATCTTTATTCATTATTTTCTTCAATAAACGCTACATCTTGCCATGACATAATGAGATATTTTTCGCCATTATCCATGACTGGTTGAAATTTAAGATATTCGTCTTTACCCATAGTTCCAAATCTAATTCGGTCACCTACAGATACAGGCATAATATCATATTTACCTTCTTTAATCTTTTTACCAGGGCCAACTGCAACCACAACACCTGTATTGTATTCTTCAGCGTAAACAAAGCCAGGTATTGCTGACTTATCTTCACGTTCAATAGGTTTTACTAGGATTTTGTCTGCAAAGGGTCTAATCATTTCTTTTTGCCTTTTAATTTAGATTCTTGATGTGATTTCATATCAAGTTTGATCTCATGTTTAACAAATTCAATGGTTATGCGTGATTGATCTTCAACATATTCACCGCACCAATCGTTTTCATGTTTATTGTAAGTTTGAGGATAGCGATGACATGATCCTAATACATCGCCAAAAGAAAAGAATTTACAAGACTTGCAAATTTCTTTAGAATTTAATACAGCCACTTATTACCTCCATTAATATTTGGTTAGAAACTCCCAATCAGGCTAGGGCTGGTTGGGATTTCGTTTTATTACATACCGTCTTGTTCGTGTTCTATGCGTTTGTGATCGTAAGCAACGTGTTCTCTAGCGCCACCTTTTAATTCACCTAAACGACCATCGTATTTACCAGCGTGTGAAGCTTCGCGTAAACCAAGTCCATCAGCTTTACCCATACCAACACCGCCTTTTACTGCAACTTTCTTTTCACCTGAAGTGTCAGAAGCAAGAACGCCTTTAGGCATTTTCTCACCTGATACGCCTGGTGTATATTTTTCTGCGTCTTTCATACCCATTTTGAGTTCCTTTTAATCTAAATTTAGCTAAATTTTCACGATTTATTCGCTTCGTGAGCTTTTATTTTAGCAGAAAATTGAGCTTTGAGTATCTTTATTTCGTCTATTGACCACTTTACTGTCGCATTATCAGATTCGAGTGTTTCAACAAGCTGTATTCCAATTTTTCTAATAAGTCCGAGTCTGTAGCGGATGAGGTTACCAGATAAATGGGTGTTACAGGCTGCGCATTGTCTGTGGCAGTTATGCTCGTTAAATCGAAGGTGTCCTGCACTTCCAATGCTTCGGTAATGGCCTGCATGATATGATGAGGCACTTGTTGACCCACAACTAATACAACCGTCATTCTGATCCCTTAATCTTATATATTTATTAAATACTACTTGAGTTTCTTTCAACCAATCGGATCGGCTTTTTAATTTTAATTTAGCTTCTTTTACTTCTTTTTTGACGGTTTTAATTTTTTGATTCTTTGCAAATTCAATTGCACACTTCCATTGGCACACTAACTGAAGCGGTTTTAAGGGTGTAAAGTATGCTTTACATATTTTACACTTCTTCTGTTTGATTGGCTTCACGGAATCTTACTCCTAAATCTGCACCATAAGCATATATTTGTTCCATGTAATTACTAAAACCTAATTTAGTAAGCTTGGAAGTTGATCCAACTAATACACGTCTGCCGTCAGGAGTTTCTTCGTATTTTCTATATCCTTCTTTAACTAATTTAGGATCAGGAAAGTCAGGTAAGAATTTTTCTTTAAAGTATTCGTGCCATATTAAAGCTGAATATTGTCTGCCATGCACCCATGCTTGTTGAGCAATGTCATTTAATGGGCCAGCCCACATTAAAGCATTAGCGTTTAATGATCTTGATTTTTGTTCTTCACGAATAATAACTTCTAAAGGTTTATTTAAATCAATCGGTGCATTTTGTATTGCGTTTATTGCTGTATCTATTTGTGTCTTTCCAACAAGACGGATAGTTTTAGCTAGGTATTCTGTTTTCAATTTAATCTCCACAAAAACAAGGTATAGTTTCTTCTTCTGATCCAAACATATCGCTTTAAGTTTTTGAATATTCCATCATTTGCAAGTAACTTGGTCTATCTTTTCTAAATCTTGCACCATCACCTGAAAATTGACCTGATGATTTAATTTTTGATTCTTGTTCTATCCACCATATTGCTCGTTCAGGTTTTTCTTGAATAAGACTTAATGTTTGTGGATAACCTTTAAGAAAACATAAATCACAATTACCATGATATGTTTTGCCATTTATATTTGGTAATTCTAAATCAAAATTTTGTTCTGCCCAAAATTTACCAACATCTTTTGATGTTATACCATCTACAAACAAAGGCACTCTTTCTTTTTCTACTTTTGCAGCTCGTCTAGGTTCATCTGCTCTAATTCCAATCCAATCCATATTTTCATTATGATCCCAACCCAAATCTTTTAAATATCTATGAATTGCTCTAATTTTTAATTCAACTGTGCAAAATCTAGTTACAGGATTAGGTAAATATTGTTTTTTTTCTATTAAAGCTGCAAATGGTTCACCATTTCTACTAGCGGTTTCATAAGTAACTTCTTTATATCTTGGCGGTTCAGGTAAATATTCAAGCCATGTAATAGGAACATTCCAATTAACTGAACAATCATTTACAAATTTTAATGTAGCTTCTTCTTCTTTTCCTGTGTTGGCAAATATAACTTTTGCATCATCAGGCAATCCATTATTAGATTGTAATACACGCCAAAGCATATATCCTGATGTTCTGCCACCACTAAAACTAATAACTGTAGGTTCTATAATTTTAAATGGATCGGTCATTTCGTTTCTCATAATCATCACGACAATCTAAATTACAAAATCTTATTAAAGATTTAGCTCCACAATTTAGACAAACGCCAACGTGTTTGTAATTCATGTCATTATCTCTAACGTGCTTTATTGCAGCATTACGATATTGTTCTTCTAACTCGCTGGCTTTGTCAAAGTCATCCATGTTAGAACGGAATGTCTGATTCCATGTCATCAAAGTTTGTTTTAGGTGCAGGTGCAGATTCCTTGCCTCTAGGTTCAAACAATGAAACAATGATTGTGCTTCTATTATCAGGATTAGGTAAACCTGCTGGGTTAAATGTTCTATTCAATAAAATATATTTACGGCCATCTGATTCCATAACTGCGCCAATATTTTCATAAGTGCCTTTTACTGCACCTTCTTTGTTTGTATATTCACCTGTCTTTACTGCCAAATCCATTAATTTTTTACTAGCCATTTTTATTTTCCTTTGTGGTTAAATTAAATAATACATATTTATTGCCTAATTGTCTTTTTAAGAATTGAACTCTAATGTTCCGTCTTTCTATGAATTCAATGTCTTTTGTGGTAATAGGCAACTTCACTCCATAAAAGTTATTTAGTAACACGAATAACCTCCCCTGTAGATTTATCCAACTCATATTCATACATATCAATTGTAGATGTTTTTTGATTCTTAATACGTTGACCAAAAATTTTATCAAAATTTTCATCAAACTTTTTTTGATCTACTGATCTATATGTATCCCCTTTGCCTGCTTCGTGTGCCATAATTACCAAACCCAAGCAACAAAAGCATGACGAACGCCTTTGGTTACAGGCGCTACTCTATGCGGATATAAAAATACTGATGGAAATACCATAATGTCACCAGCTTTTAAATTAATTTGCTTTTCGTCATCAAACATAAAAAATTCGCCTCCTTCAAAGTCATCGTTTAATAATCCCAATACAGAAAGAATTGGAATACCTTTCATATTGCCATCAAACATAGAATGTATATGATCGCAATGTAAAGCCATTAATCTTGTTTCTTCATATCTGTTAAATCTAATATGAGTAAATCCTGACCATCCATTAAAATATGATTTATTTAAATCTGTCAAAATATATTGACTAATTGTTTCCCATACTTTTTGAGTTAAATCTTTCCTAGAAGGAATATTCTCCCAGCTTACATCTAATTCTTTACTTCCACTTCTAGGATTATATGATCCATCTTGTGGATTATAAAAAGTATGTTGTTGCCATTTAGCATTTTCAAGTTCAGAAATAATTTGATCGCAATATTTTTTATCAAGCTTTGGATATATTTTTATGTAATCTTCTAAATTAGTCATTTTTTAACTCCGTAAGCATCCTGTTGTCACCAATAGTTCCTTTAAGAAATGTATTAAAAGCTAAACTAATTCGAGTTTCACCAGCTGTAACTTGTTCTACATTATGAGTTAGGCTTGATGGAAAAACAGTTATGCCACCAGTTTTTACACTAAACCACCATGACTTTGAATTAAATACATCATAATTATCGGTTTCTAAATTAATTTGTTGATAACCTTTTGCATGGAATTTAATTTTATCTTCAGCAGGGTCGGCATGAATATATAAAACGCCAGATACAAAACTATTAGGATGTT